GATTGTCGGGGAAGTGCCAAACACCACTGAACCGCTGCCCGTTTCATCGGTCAGGGCAGCCGCCATATTGGCGCTGGATGGCGTCGCAAGGAATGTTGCCACATTGGCGCCAAGCCCGGAAATGCCAGAGGCTACCGGAAGGCCGGTGCAATTCGTCAGCGTTCCACTTGTTGGCGTTCCAAGCACGGGCGCCGTCATGGTCGGGGCGGTCAACGTCTTATTTGTCAGGGTGTCAGTGGTCGCACGCCCGACAAGAGTATCGCTTGAAGTCGGAAGCGTCAGAGTGCCGGTATTGCTGATCGTGCTGATCACCGGCGCCGTCAACGTCTTGTTCGTCAGGGTTTGCGCGCCAGTCGTTGTAACCACAGGCACGCCATTTGCCTGAACGGTCCCCGTTCCTTTGGGAATGAGGTTCAAGCCGATATTCGTATCATTGCCCGTTGCGCTAAGGCTTGGCGCATTGCCAGCCGCCGCATTGGTCAACGTCACTTCATTCACCGCTGAAGCCGTGGCAGAAACCGCCAAAAGCTCATTTCCATTGACGTCATTGATCGAAGTGGAAAGCGTCAGGCTACCAAAGTTTGAACCCGTATTGCTTGATAGAGTATACCAAGTCGATTGCAGCAAATTGAAGCGGATGGTGAAAAACCCGCCAATACCAAGCGCGCCAGGAACCCCAAGCAACGTGGCGCCATTCCCGTTTACGGTAAGCGCCGCGATGCTTTGCGATGAAACCACAAGAATTTCTTGCCCATCAAAGCAGGATGCCACAGGCGGCAAGGTAATGGTGCCAGCCGCAAAAGCGCCAGTGGGATTGATGATCAGGAATAGGCTTTGCGTTTGCGCGCCCAGCTGCAAATTGAACCCGCTTGAAGTCGGCGCGTTGATTTGCGTGGTGTAATCCGGATCGGCAAAATACGACTCAAAGAAGTCCAGTAGCGTCGAAAGGCTCGCGCGGCGCGTGTCACCCTCGCCCGGCGCATAAACCAAGATGTTATCGCCTGCGCTTAGGCTGTTGATCGCGGAAAGCTGGTTGATCGTCGGCATGGCGTCCCGTCCGGGTTAAGGTTCAAGCGGGCCATCAGGCCCCACCAAGACAGGATCAACCGGCCCCGGCATGAATGGATTGTCAGACACCCAAGGCCTATTGCCAGCACCCGCCGGCATGGTTTTGGGGAATTGCATTTCGGAAGGCATCGCAGCCCGCGCCAGTAGCGCCTCATAGGCCTGGCGGGCCGATGTTTTCACTTCCACCGCCACGGCCTTGCCATACGAAGGCGCAAGCCTAATCGCCAGATTTGAAACGATAGCTTCAATCGCTCGATCTGGAATTGAAGTTTCTTCATCAAGGCTGCTATCCTGCGGGTTGCGCGGCAATGGATACGCAATGCGAATGCCCTTGCTGTTCCATGTTGCCACCATGGAATCCATCCGGCGCAGCGCCGCTTCCATCTGTTCCGGCGTCAGGTCAAAAACGTAAGCCGCAAGGCCCACTTCCTCAAACGCGGCATTGATCAGCTGGCGCTTGGTGTAACTCATGCCGGCGCCGCCATCTTGGCTTCAATCTCGGTCATCAGTCGCTTGTCTGACCATCGGCCATCTACCTTGATCCCAAGCTGATCGGCCTTCTGTTCCAATTCGGCGCGCGTCACTGGCGCGTCATCGGCAGGCGCGGGCGGCGCATCGGGCGGCGCAATCGCGCTAGCCAAGCTTTCATGCCAACCTTCGGCCAATGCGGCTTCTAGCGCCTCGTCCGTGTCAACGCCGAGATAATCATAGGTAACACCCGGCGGGCCAAAATGCGCGCCAGGCACACGATAAAGAATAGTTGGAAGAAATCTCATTTTGCACCTTTCGGCGCTTTACCCGGCTTGCCCGCTTTCATGGCCGCAGTGCGGGCGGTATTCAACGAAATGGCAACCGCCTGCTTTTGCGGCTTGCCAGCCTTCATTTCCTTGCGGATGTTGCTGGAAATGGAAGCCTTGGAATAGCCTTTCTTTAACGGCATAGGAAAGCCTCCTGCAAAGGGTTAGGGCGGGCCGTGAAGCCCGCCCAAGTCATCACGCAAGGCGATAAGTGACGAAGGTATCCGCCGCCGTCTTGCGGGTCCGGAACCGCGCAGCGGAACCAGAACCAGCACCAGTAGCAGCCGCACCAACGATGGTATGGCCAGACGCGCCAGCGGTTACAGTCAAAGCATAAGCCGCAAGCGTAATCAGTGACCAATCGAAGGATTCATCAACCGCCATATTGGTGGCAAGGTCCATCGCGGCGCCGGTCGGAAGCTGGATATTCCGGCCAGTTGTCGGGGTGGCAGTCACCAGCCCAGTCAACAGATTGGCAGCCGTGAAAACCATGGAACCGCCATCGGCAATCACGGCAGGCGTCACTTGCACCTGGACGTTCAAGCGGCCCTGCTGAACCACCGGATCGGTGCCAACCTCATAGAAGGCAGTCACGCCACCAGAAGCTTCAACGATGATGGTCGCGCCGGAAGCATACGGGCCAAACACAGTCTGGCCATTATTCACGGTGCCAATCAGCGTCACCTGATCCGGGTAATTCGGATAGCCAATCTTGCGATAGACTTGCGCCGAACCCTGACAGAATACCGCGATGCTTTCATTCGCGGGGATGGTGATATCACCAGAATTGCCCTGGGGCAGAACAAAACTCGACATACTCTTGATCTCCTTTTGCTATGCTCAGGTCTGGGAAAACATCATAATGCCGGACATTTCCGGCTGCTTATTCACCACGCCGTAGAGAGTATCCAAGCGATACTTGGTCTTTTGCGTGTTGATGTCATACTGCTTGGACATAACCAATTCGATGCCTTGGTCAGTCGAAGCGCGCATGACAGCGGCGCCGGCATCGCTCGGGATCGCCAAGCGGCCAGGCAGGATTTCCAGCGAATCACGATGCCAGAAGGGGTTCATGAAGTTGGTCACGGTATTCAGGAACACGATAGAAGCCGTGGCTGAAGTGCTGGCCGCTAAACAGTTCTGGTATTGCACTTCGGCATCAGTGCCACCCTGCGCCGTAATAAGCGGCGGGGAAATCACCAGCGTCGTTGCGCTTGGCACACTGATCACGCGGAAAGTTTTAAGCTGCCCGGTGGACTGCTTTGTGATGTGATGCACCGCTTCAATGCCCGCAATGGTGAAGGCATCGCCAGCCGCAACGGATGTCGTGCTGGAAATGGTGATGGTTTGAAAACGGTTATCGACGTTGCTGGTTTCGCCAGTCGCCGCAACCGCCGTTGCTCTGGGGACGTAAAACTGTGCGCCCGCAACGGTTGTATTCACCGTCAAGCCCGCACCACCAGCCGCCGCAGTTTTACGCAACGCGTAATCCAGCTTGTAAGTATCAAAGCTTGCCACCGTGCCGACAAGGGCGCGGCGCAACGCATTATCGCTGGTCTGGTTGCCGAAGGAACGTGTCACGGCCTGAAGGTTGCTGGCCATGCCGTTATAGTCGCGTGTGGAAAGCGCCAAGTAGCGATCTTCCATCATCACGCCTTGTTCGTTCATGATGGCTTCGCACTGGGCTACGTCATCAAAACCGGACGCTGCCGAAGACCGCTTCACGAAAAGCGTGCCTTGCAGCGCCGCCACGTTCATGATGGCAACATTGATGTCAATGCGCTTGATCTGAGCGCCTAGCCAGATGCTCCAGAACGAGCAAGCAACTAGGCACACTGACAAAGCCCCAATCAGAAGTGAATTCATCTAGACCTCGCCTTTATTTCTGGCAAAAGAATGGCCTTACCATCTGGGTCAGTCATGCGAATCCGCATACGCCCAAACTCTTTCCGGAAATTGTCCCACCGCCTAGTCGACCAGCCAAAAGGCTTGAGGCAATCGGATCGCTGCCGGTACTTTTCTTTCAGCGCCTCTGGATCAAGAAGCCATCCACCCCAAAGGGCTTCACGCCTCTCTCCAAAGGTGCGCCTGCACCACTGACAGAATCTAGCTCTATTGCTTAGCGGCATCCACGACCACCTTTAGCATGAGTCCTTTGAAGTCATTGCGGCCAGGAGCTTCTCTGCGATTCTCTCGATCTAAGATCTCGGCGTAGGCGTCAACCGCCTTGCGAAGATTTGTGCGATAGAATTGCCGAACAAGAGTCTCCTCGGCGCCTGTCAGCAATAGCTCCTGGCCGCAGATTTCTGTAGGTAACGCTGTGCGCCTGCGTTTCATTGAGAGAAATGTAGGCGACAACTAGTGAGGCGTCAAGGTTGATCCTTCATTAGGACGACTTTCATCGTGTACCGACGTGGCCCTTCCACAGCATAGACAGCCCACCCTTCGTATTCAGGAAGGCGGATGATTGTATCTGTGAGCATATCAAAGTTAGGGTGCCGATGCATCGTATCAGCATCCGCTCCCAGAATAAGGCTTGGGCCATCACAAATTCCCTCATACCTAGCATACTTGCTATGAAGATCAATCTCGATGAGAGCGATATCGGCGTATCGCTTTCTTGTCCACCCAGCATTGACTCGCACAGCGCCTTGCTCTATGATCTCAATCTTGAGATCATCGACATCGCTCGATTCCATGTTAATCAATCTCCTCAAGCAATTCCGCAGCAGCATCACGCAAATCTCTCAGCGGAGTTATTGGCGTATTCTGCGTAGGATCTATCACTACATCAAGAACATCAAGCGGCAGGGTTACTGCGCGAACAGCTAATCCTAGAAGTGATCCAAGCATGTTAAACATTCCCTTGGTGGATCAAGACATTTTCGAACCCTGGGACGCCAGTAAACCTCCTCGACTGTGCATCGTATATGGAACTCTCCCTCATCTCATCTACCATCTTCGAGCGCAGCAAGCTCTCTTTCGATTCTTGATACGTCAGCGTGCTCGTCTCTATTTGATCTACCGTCTTCCCATCCGATTCGTCCATGAGCAGCCACCCTGGATCGTTTGAGAGCGGCGTTTGCACGAACAAGATCTGCCCTAAGGCGCTCCAGTTTTTCTGCTTTCCACGCCGGTAACGCACTTCCTGCATTAGCCTTCGCCTCTCTCT